CCATAAGATCCATGCCAAAACAGGGAAGATTACTCCCAGTCTTAGGATAAAGTATGTTGTTGTAGATACTGGACTTCTCATCCCAGATGTCCACTTCTCTGCTTTTAATAAAGTGCTCATGTGTGTATACCTGTGCGGTTAATCTTGTTCCTTTTTTACCTGTCCAGTCTGCCCAGATAGGTTGTCTTTGAAAGTCGGGAAAGGTTTCCCATAATGCGTCTCTGTAATTTTTCCAGAGGTTATTGTTCATAGTCATGTGGTACATAATCAGGGCATAATAAAGCACCCGCAAGTGCTGATGCAGACTTATTGTTGCTGCATAACTTGTTCATCCAAATCCTTTCTTTTAAGTCTACCGTCCCATCGGTAGATATCATCCTGCAGCATATATCCACTATTTTGTTTCTGTAGTTTGTGCTTAACATGTTTGATAGCCTCTGGAAGGATGGCGTATTCTCTTCGTTGAATCGCCTTGGTAAGTGATTTGATATCGTCATTGTGTAATATAGGTACTTTGGACTGGATGATGATTTCACCACCATCTAGCTCCTCGTTTACGTAATGAACAGTAGCACCAGTCTCAGTTTCACCTGCGTCCATTGCCTGTTCTATTGCATGTAACCCCTTATACTTAGGTAATAAAGAGGGGTGAACATTAATTATTCTACCACGAAACGCTTCTATGAAATCATTTGTAACAATTCGCATCCATCCTGCAAGTATTACGAGGTCTACATTCCATGCTTGAATGAGACGAATCATATTGATTTCCTCAGTAGATTCGATATATGAGTGAGGTATTCCTAACTTATCTGCTCTTTTTGCTGCTCCACACTTCTGTTTGTTATGGATCATTAACACAACTTCGTCAGATCTACACGTTCGCACTATGTTCTCGAAATTTGATCCATTTCCAGAGCAGAGTACGGCTAATCTCATTTTATAAAATTGTGTTTTGACGTGCTACTTTTGGTTCTGTTATGAATAACTATGAACCTGTCGGCAGCGAATGTTCCTGCAAGACAGACATCTATGTCGTCTCCATCGACCCAGTTTACATCACCATTTTTCTTGGTGTGTTCCATAGCTTCTTGGATCTGGTCGATCACTTCTTGGGTTAACTTCATCTGTGTGGATCATATAATATGAATGTACAGATGATAGCACATATCAGCACTATCGCTACTCCAATAATAATTAAATGCATGTGATTATTTAGGTAATTCGTCTATCATTTTCAGTACATTGTCTCTAAGTGTATCGTAAAATGTGTGGTTTACATCATTTGGCGATAACCCCACCATCTTTGCGGCTTGACGCACCTGTTCACAAAGCTGTTTTGCTTGCGGATCATCAGAGAGCGTAACACGCATGTACATGGTTTGTTGGAGATCTATCAATTCTATCATCTTGTCCAACTGTTCCTTTTTCTGATCTGTTGAAAGGAGTAACCCCATCTTGTTGATCTCTAAGTATAAGTCTTGCATTCTCTGCAATTCCTGTTGCACTATGTCGGAATGAAAGAAAGTCATACGTACTGTGATTTGATAATACTCTTATATTTACCCGTATCTACTTGTAGAAAGGGTTCGTACTTTACCACCTTGTTACGAAGTGGCTTCCAGACTATCTCATCTTTGATTGTTTTATCAAACTGTGGGATGTATTGGAAGATTTTGTTAAAGATAGTAAGTGTTTCAATACATATCCTACCACCTAAATGTGCTTTTAGCAAGGGGGGATGCGGATTGCCAGAGAACAGGTCATCAAAGTTCTCATATTCCTCATATAATGTCTCGCAGTCTTCTCTGAACCTATAACTTAGCGATTCTTTGCGTTTGGTGTACTCAGCGTAATTCTTGGCACCCTCTCTAACAAGAGTTGCAGGATATACTTTGTCTTCTTCTATAAAGTTAGCTACAAAAAATTCGCGTAGCTCGAAGTCCTTGAACTTCCTTGAGAGTTTGACAAAAAAGAACTTATCTCTTCTTTGGTCAAAAGAAACCTGTGATGCCTTAGCGTTTCCACCGTATTGGAAATAATCGTAAGTGTCGGAAGTGAAATGAAGTTTCAGAGCAAGATACATCTTGTAAACTTCAAATCCTGTCATAACTTCAAAATACCACGTGTGGTTCTTTTCATGAAGTTTAGACGTTGTGCATCATACTTTAATTTTTCTTTCAATGGTTTAGATATCAATTTACTGATACCATCCATTTCTATATTCTTGTCTTCGCAGAATTGAACTACTGCTTCGATATAATTAAGACTACTATCTTTGACGATCTTTTCAATCTCTACCGAAAACTTGGCAGATGTCATGAACTTATCTTCAAATATTTCATCAATTTTACCACTGGCCATATGCTTCCTTGTAGGTGTCGATATACTCTTTGAGTTTTCGAGCATACATAAACTTGTCATAAATTTCAAATACTTGTGGTTCACCCGTTTCGCAGGCGATAATGGTTACGAGCTTCTTAACTTGTAGGTTAGTTAACTCTTGAAACATTATAGCATACGCTGTCTCTTGTGCAAAGTAGTCATGTATCCACTCTTCACGTTTTGTCTTAGTTGATGTCTTAAAATCTATTATTGCAAGTTCTCCGTTATACTCGGCAATACAATCTACACGTCCTGCAAGTTTCAGTAAATTACTGGATAAAGGTGCTTCCAATGCATGTATATTATTAATACTATCTAGGTGGGGTTTGATCTGGTAGAATAACCCCATGGATAGTACATCATCTTTATATTTGCTTATATCTTCATTACTAAGGTATAGTTCACATAACTTGTGACACTTGTTACCTCTAGTGGATGCACGTTTAGATATCTTATTTGCTTCCTCTTCACCAACTCTCCTTCTCCACTCCATAATAGACTTCTTTTTAGAATGTCCTATAACAGTAGTAACAGAAGGCCACATCATATCGTCAACACGATATCTGCGACCCTCTGGTGTGGTTGTTGCTTTTAACTCAGGAAAGTTATGTATATTTAAGTGTTTAAAGTCCAAGGTTTATCTTGCTAATCAAATAAGATTTGACTAGACCAGATCTCACGATATCATCTATGCCAAATTCAATGCTTTCAAACTCATCCATGTCGTCAATAATTTTCTTGAAGTCCATGATACCAGTTTTCTCATGTGCTTTCTGTAAGTCAGTCTGTGCAGCATCACCTGCAAAGATAATCTTACTGTTCACACCTAGTCTGGTTATTATACTATCTAATTCATGAAAATTCAAGTTCTCAGACTCATCAACCAATACTATACTATTATCTATGGTAGTTCCACGAATGAAACTTGTAGACCAGAATGATATAGTATCCTGTGCTTTTAGATTACCATATAGCATCTCGAATGATGGATCATCAGGCATTTCAAACATATAACGCACCATGTTCTTATATGGTATCTGGTATAAGTTTGCCTTATCTTCATGATCACCAGGTAAGAAACCAATCTCTCTGGTAGGAACTAATGACCTTACAATGTATAGTTTATTGTAGGGTGTTTGTTCATTCAATATCTCTCTAAGTGCAAGATACATGGTAATAAATGATTTACCAGTACCTGCAGCACCGAATAAAAACAGATGCTTATTTCTTTCCCAAGCCTCAAATACTTTCTCTTGAGATTTTGTTAGAGGCTTAATTTCTATTAGATGGTCTGATCCAATTGGTCTCTTTCTCATTTGTCTAGAGGATAATCCAACCATTGTAGGTTGCTTCTTACTTTTTACAGGCATTAGATTTTGTCGAACTTAGCATAAGGATGATGTTTCTTGACGTTGTTTAAACGATCCTTGAAACCTTGAGGAAGTTTATTTTGATAGTCACCTACCCCACTGACTGCAGCAGCTACACCTGCCATCCAGTCTTTATCCCAGTCGGGATTATCCTTTCTCCATTGTTCATATTCAGAAATGGTCATGGTCATTTCTTTCTGTTCACCTGTTTTAAGGTGTTTTACTGAATACATTGGCATCATCTAAACTCCCAATTCAAAGCGTTGGTGCAGATAGGAAACTGTTGTTTAAAAATCTGCCTAACTTCGTGTACTATATCCATATGTTCTTTTTGTGTTCCATGTGCACTACGTAAATCTATATAGTGAATCCATGACCGAACACTGCCTGTCATGTATAGTCTGGTGGGTGTTGCTAACGGGAGAACAAATCTCGCACACTCCTTCGCAATGCCCGAAGCGAGGAGCTCGTTGTAGAGATCCATCGCTTCAACAAAGTGGAGAGCAATTTTGTACTGGAGGTCTTCCTTCTTATTCTTGGGGATATCATCTTTGGAATTTTGTCTATTTTTTAAATCCTGACTTCTAAGATCAGGTACAGCGATTTCTTCTGCTAACAGGTTAGTGTCAGCATATCTCTGGCTAAACTCTTGGAAAGTAAATGATCTATGACGTAAAATTTGAGCAGCTAGACCTCTAGTTGTCTCTATTTCTACTGTCATATGTGCTTGCTCAAAGACCGACCAATGACCGTGCTTGATGCAATAACCCAGTAAACCAGCTACTGCTGGATTGCCTTGGTTCTTTGGATTGCTCACTCTCGCCACGTAACCCATTGTCTTTTCGGCTTCTGGTGTTACGCTTACTAATGTTACTTTCATTTTGGTTTTTAATCATTTTAGCATACCATGCTTCTTGCTTGGTATACCACTCAGGATGTAGTTTAGCTAATTTTATTAATTTTTTTGCTGCTTTTTTGTCTTTCATGGTGGGTTCTAAATCCAATCCATTCGTTTACTATTTCTACCGACCCAACTGGATACTGGTTCCAAAAGAGCAAAAAGGAACGCATACACTCAGTTTCCTGATTTTGCCCATTGGCAATGCGTTCGTATTCTCTTAAGTGAGTCAATAGGTCTATTTCATTATTTATTTGTGTGATCATATAAGGCATCAAATAGTTCGTCTGCAAGGTCATCTATATCAGTTGTTTCTGTGTTATAGTCAAAGTCTTTAGGTTTCTGATCGTAAAGATCATGTACTTGCTTTGAGATATCTTGCTTTATCGAATAATCCTGGTTTGACGTTTCCTTGCGTCCACCCGATAGATTTAAGTTTCCTTTTTCCGAGTTTGTCATAGTAGCAATCAAAAATATCTACTTTATTCCCCATCACTATATCATAGTGATCTGAGAAATGTTCATCCCCCTTCTTCATGTCTAGGTAATGAACTATACATGCGTTAGTGGGAAGTTTTTTATTCTTAGCAGCATCTGGTTCACAAGCAATGTGCAGTATGGTTACACTATACTTAGAGGCCGTCTGATTAACTTCCTCATTGCTGTCCCAGATCATCCTCTGTTACCCCATTCAATTGAAGGGAATGCTTCGGATACTGCCTGTTTTGTAATTCTATACTTAGATTGTAGATCCTTATTACAGGCAGATACTAACATGTCTGCTTCATCTTTATGAAGACCTTCTAATAACTGAACAAACATTTGTTCTCTCTTCATACCTTTGATAGAACCATCTCCACCTTTGAAGAACCTATACAGACCTCTATACTCTGATGTTAAACGAGTATGTTCTGTACCTGCAGGTGCATCATTTGGTGTGAAAGGTACGTCTCCATCTGGTAGAAGGAATTTCAATGATTCATCAAAATTGATAATCAATAGTGCACGAAGTCCATTGTTATTATACTCCTGTAGTAATTCTACTTTTTCTTTTTTAGTCTTAGCAGAGGATACTTTTTGGAGTATTTCAGTTAACAAGGCATCGTTAGGTAATTTTCTTGCTGCCATATCAAGTCATAGTTTTATATATTATAACAGATTTAATCGTCCTCGTCAAGTATGTCATCTGGATCCATAAATCGAACTGCTAATAGTTCTTCATTTACGTATGATCCATTGCCATTTAAGAACTCAGGATGAAGATTGTTCATCTGTCGTTTGAGCGTATGTGAGTCTACAGTGCTTTTGTAGAGCCACCCAATAACTCCTCCTAGAATTAAGGTAATAAGCATACCTATTCCTGAGAAGAAGAGAATTACATTAGTTTCCATTTGTCCCCCGATGAATGTCTATTCTAACACGCACCTTTGTTTTGAGTAAGCGAAAGGTGCGATCGTACCATGATGGTTGTTCTATCGTCCCCCTCCTTCTGGGAAGCATTATTTCTATACCTTTATTTAGTGCTAGATTTTCTGGATTTTTTGATTGAATATTCGTTTGCATCATCTATTAATGAATTTAAGTAATTGCGAATTTTTCTCGCTTCAGGTTTTGTCCAATTTGGATA